GCTGTCTAACACCAGCTTGTTTGACCAAATCCATTTGATTAATTTCTTTAAATGTTTTAAATACATCCTTAACGGGATATGTTTTATGCCTATCCCCATTAGTGATTTCTTCACAAAGTACCATTTTACTATTGAGAAAACACCATTTATCCAATTCTTTTATTCCTTGTACTGAACCACCATCTTCCATTATCTTATCCCAAGTATCTTTATTATTAACACCTGCTTTTCTAAGTACTTTTTCTAATTCAGTATTTTTTCTAATAAATGTACCCTTTGAAGTTTGTTCGGTGAATACATTAGCAGCCCAAGGTTCGATACCAGCTGATACATTACCAGCTAATTTAGAGTTACTAACTGTAGGTGCTATAGCTCTAAGGTGTGTATTTCTGAATCCACTTTCTCTACACCATAGAGGTTCACCTAACTCCTCAGACATATCCCTACTTGCTCTTTCTGATTCTATCTTTAACTGGGAAAAAATCTTACGAGTTTCATATTGAGCATCCATACCTTCAAATGGAATACCATTTTTCTGTAAGTAAGTATGCCAACCCAAAGCTCCTAATCCCAATGCTCTACCTTTTTCAGCAGATGCAACTGAGTTTTCAAACCCTCTCATATTCTTAGCTCTTTGAATAAATTCAGTTAGAACCCCATCTAAGAACCAAGTTGCTGTATAAACTAAGTCTGTATCTTTCCACTCATCATATTTTGCTAAGTTAAGAGAAGATAAACAACATACAAATGAATGGTTCTCATCTGTATGTAAAGTAATCTCAGAACAGATATTAGTCATAAATACCTTTAATCCATTCTTTTTATACATTTCAGGATTTTGTTTGTTTACATTACCTTTATACATAATGTAGGGTTCACCTGTTGCTTTTCTTTTTTGTAGTAATTTTCCCCACTTTCTTCTTGCCTCAGGTTCACCATCTTGAAGTTTTCTCATAAACTTATCACCTACAACTGCACATTGGTGTAGATTAAGTGATTGTCTATTTACATCTCCTTTAGGTTCTCTGATTTCTAACCAATCCAAAAAGTCATCATGTTCAATATTAAGGTTAACTGAAGCAGCACCTCTTCTTACTGAACCTTGATTTGTAGCAAGGATTGTAGAATCATATATTTTAGCGAATGGTACAACACCATCCGATGTTCCGTTGCCAGTAATGTTAGAACCAGCTGGTCTAATTTGATTGATACCAATACCAACCCCACCACCATGTTTAGCAAGTAACATTAGTTCTAAGTTTTTATTACCTATTTCATATATTGAATCACCAACATCAATTCCAAAACAAGAGATAGGTAATCCTCTATCTGTACCTGTATTTGAAAGTACTGGTGTTGCTAAACACAACCAACCTTTCCATATGTAATCAAAGAATTTTGATGCCATTTGTGGTTTGTTTAATCTTTGAGCTACCTTAGTAGATACTCTCCAATATGCATCTTTTGGTTTTTCACCTTCAAGTAAATAACCTTTTGAGATGGTTTTTACATAGATTTCAGTATTTGCCCATTCTGGGAAATCAACACCTAATTCCCAACCAAGCTCATCGCCGTAGTTTTTAGCCATTTTATATTATTTAATTGTTTAAAATAAATCACCCCAATCTTCACCTTCATTTGCCTTACTGTAATCAGTAGGTCTGATAGCGAAGAAATCTGTATGGGTTAGTCCACCCGTTAGATGGTAAAACCATTCTAACTTTTCTGCTTTCTTTTTATTGAAATCAAAATAGAAATCTCCACCTTCTGTTGGATTGTATCCCAACTCAGCTAATTTCGTATTTGTTCTTGCTTTTATGAATTCCTTTAAATCATCTTTATCAAGATTTTCTAAGTTACCCATTTCAAACATCTTATCAATAAATTTTGTTTCGAGTTCTACAATTAGTTTTGCAGCTTGTTCGATTGATTCTTTACATTCTTCTAATAGTTCAGGATATTCATCACACATATGTCTGAATAACTGACATCCCATTTTAGAATGTAAAGATTCATCTCTTACACTCCACTTCATTTGTTGTCCAATACCTTTTAGTAAGTCTCTCATTTGAAATGAGTAAAGTACCGCAAATGAAGAATATAAAGATACCCCCTCAGCGAATGCTGAAAAGATTGCTAAACTTCTACCAACTTCTTGTCTTGCTTTTGGATTCTTTGCTAAATCCTCATGTGTCCAATTAGCTGTAGTTGAAGTAAGGAGTTCAAATTTCTCAGCTACTGCAGGTTCATGCAGAAATGCTGAGAAATCATCTAATCCTAATGTTTCGTTTAAGTATGAGTAAGCAGTAGCGTGAATAGTTTCTTGTGAACCGAACATCATCGCCATTTGTTTTATCTCATGCTTAGGAAACCAATCGGTAACCATATTAGTCCAATAATCGGATACCGCACATTCAGTTTGAGCAAACCCCAAAAGAATATTTCCAACCAAATGCTTTTCTTCATTTGTCAATTTTTCGTTCCAGTCTTTAACATCACCTGACATGGGGATTTCGGTATGTAACCAAAATGCCTGTGCTTGTTTCAACCAGCCTTCTGTATGATATATTGGATATTCGAATGGTTTGAACGGAATTCGTTCTTTAAATAGTTTGCTCATTTTCTATAACTTTTTTAATTATTTATTTTCTTCTACTGATGCTTTTCTGTAATCTGTTACAAGTTTCTTAACTTCACCAATTGCTTTTCTAGCTCTTGATTTAGCTGCTTTTGTTGTTCCATTGTGTTCTGCTTCGAATTGAGTATATAACTCTTTAATTTGTTCGAATAGTTCTTGTGAATTTGCCATAAAATTTTTCTTTTTTTATTAATTTAAATTATACCGAAAATATGTATTCGGTGAATATAACTATAGTATATATTAGAAAAAAAATCCGAATACATACACTTTTTTTAAGAGTATTTTAAAATCCCATACTCTCTTGATTTGTGGTAGACTTCGAAAAGCCCATATTTTCCACATATTTTTTGTGCAACAATTGTTTTCTTTGATTTTCACCACTAGCTGATTCCTTAGTTGATAACATACCTTCAGATGATTGTCCATCATAAACTTCTATAAAACCTGTATTAGTATCCATCTTACAAGGGAATGTAATTCCATCTGGTCCGAATCTATTTTTCATAATATGAGCTCTAGCAGTATTGTTCAATTTATCTTTTGCTTTTCTACTCCAACTCATAATGAAATCTGCGTTCATTACCTTAGCGTATGAATCAGAAATCTTATCTGCTTCAATCACTTCAGAATCTATTGCTGAACGATTTGTTTGTGATGCTGTCCAAACAGGTATACCATATTCACCACTTAAACCTCTCAAGTCAATGTAAACACCACCTTGCTCTGCATATGTCGAATCTGTTTTATTTGAATGTGATAATAATAAATCAGCATAATCACATATAATTAAATCTGGTTTGTTATCATTAGCTATCATCTTATCAATGTGTTGCGCAATCTTTTTTGAGGATACCCCTTTAGGTGGAAAGTACTTAATCATTAAGTTACCTTTTAATCCTCTAATTTTTTCTTCTACTATATCTCTCTTCTCTTTTATATCAGATGATGGTATCTTTGAGAATACTGTATCGTATCTTGCTCCTACATAGTGTTCAGATAGCTCCATTGAGTAGTGAACCACACTTAACCCCTGTCTTACCGCAGATGCTCCTAAAGCAGTTAGAATCCAAGTTTTACCAACACCCGATGGTGCTACTACAACTCCTAATTCACCTGGTCCTAATCCCCCATCCATTAAATCATTTATAGGTGACCAATCTGAAGGAACTGTTGAACGTTTAACATCTTCCATACGAGATATGAAATCATCCTTATAATCATGTCCTAAATCGGTTTCAGTACCAACCTTCATAGCTTTATCTACTAAATCTTTGATTCTATCAAAGTTTCCTGCTTTTAGTAAATCAACTGATTGTAAAATTACTCCTTTTAAATTTTGATTTCTACAAAAAGATGTGAATTCTTTTTTGATATAATCTAAATCTACATTACCAATCTGAGTATAAACGTGTCTAAGTTGTTCAACAACTGTAGTTTTAAGAATATCATTATCTAACGTAGCTAACTTATGTTTGAAAACATCCATTGATGGTGCTTTCCTATATTCATCGTGATAATCAATAATTTCATCAACTATCCATTTGTTTGCATCCGATTCAAAAAACTTAGGTGATATTACTTCTTGAAGTTTATCTAAAAACTTTTCATCTGTTAATAAAGCTGATATTACCTTAGATTGGAATGAATTACCAAATTTGGATAAATTGTCCTGTTCTCCCATTTATAACTTTTATTTTACCAAATATACGAAATATATTTGATATATACAAGGATTTATACCTTTAATTTTAATTTTGTTATTTGCTTTTTATCTGTACCATATTTCTCACAAATATATTTTATCTGCTCTCTTCCTTCTCGAGTTGCATAAAGTATCTCTAAGTATTCGGTAGCTTGTCTTTTGGAACACTCATATTCCACAGTTAGTAAATCCAATAACCAATCTTCATATTTCTGGTCTTTCTTACCTTTAACATATCTTAAATAATGTCTACCCTTTGGTAGAATACCAATGTATGCTAAGTATAATGCTTTTGGTTCTAACGCTTGTGTATATGGTTGTAGTTCAGCTATTAAATCAATCCAATCTGAATTCATTGATAGAAATCTATGAATCATATAATTAGACCAACTCTTTAAATCAGAATCTTCCAACGTATCAAAATAATTTGGATTCTGTTCGTTTGTTATTGCCTTTATATGGTCGAATAATGATTTAGCCATTTTATTTTTTAGTTTGAAATTCTTTTGGTAATAATTGTTCGTTTACTTCTCCACAATCCCCACATAACCAAATTTCAACAGGAATAATAGCATCTTGCGGTGTGCCTGTTATAATCTTTGATATGGTTAAGAATTTCTGACCAGGTATGAATATTGTACCTCCACAATTGGTACATTTCATTTCCTTTGCTTTAGATAAATCTATCTTTGGTTGTTGTGGTCCGCCTGGTCCTTTTGGTGGTGTGTTTTTTCCTCCACCATTCATTCCTATAATTTTAGCCATTTTTATTTTCTTTTAGTGTTTCTTGATATGATTCAAATAAGCTATCTGCTAAATCGAATCGTTTCTGGTCTAGCACATCTCTGTATTCATCATCTTCATACATCTTATCCCAATCTATTGAGTCTGCATCTATATCTGTATCCTCAATATC